TAAATGTTACTGTTTGGTCTGTGCCATTTTTAACAAAATATACTTTATCTTGGTCATTTGGAGAAATTGTTACTGTGCAAGTGCCACCTGGAGAGCCACTTAAATTCAATAATTTATGTCCTCCTTCAGACAAGGCACCATCTGTTGTTGTTAATGTATGTGATGTACTAGATAAAGATATAGCAACAACACCGTTTATTGCTCTATCTATAATGTCTAAGTTAAGATTAGTGGTTGTTCCCCATGTACCTGCTTGTTCACCTGAACCAATTTTTTCTATACCTAAGTTTGCTGTATACGTACTTGCCATTAAACAATCCTCTCTGTCCAAGTTTCTGTCGTTGCACTAGCAGATTTATCTGTCCATGTATCTCCTGAATGTGTAATCTCTGTCCAGTTCTCTACTGTTGCACCTGCATCTATTTCTTCAAACAATATATCTCCTACAGAAGTTTTTGTAAAGTTTAAGTCTTGTGAACTTACTCCTGAAAAAATACCTATGCCTGCTGTTGTTTGTGTAAAATCTGCTGTAACTTCAACAGGGCTAACATCAACTCTAAATGCTTCTACTGTTTGTGTAAAATTAAAATCTTGCTCACTTGTTCCTACAAATGTTCCTGCACCTGTAGAGGTTTGTGTAAAGTTGCCATCCATTGTAGCAACACCAACCAATGTTCCAGAACCAACATTTGTACTAACAGCAAGACCATCCATCTCTGCTGTTCCAATTATAAGTATTCCGCCTACATTAGCAAAAGCAGAATCAGCAAAGGCAGCATGACCAAACATTAGAAAGTCCCAGGTGCTGGAGAATTACCAGACGTTGCAGCGTCATGTCCCTCTTTAGTGGCTACATCTGATTTTAGAGGTTCAATAATTATTTTACCATCACTGTCTGTCCAACCTGTATTATTATCTTTCATGTGGTCATCTTGTCTTTCGCCAACTACCATCCAACTAATTGTATCTGTGCAAGAATTATCTTGTGCTGTAATTGTTAAAATATTCCCACTTACAGAACCTTTTACTGGTGTCCAACCTGTTTCATTATTTGTGTAACAAGTTATATCTCTACACAATGCAACGAATGTTCCATCTGTCATTCCATTTGTTGTGTCAATATTTACAGATGCTGTACCTGAAGATAATGTTGCTTTACCTCTGTAAATTAAATCTGCTTGTGGGCCTTCTATAAATGAATGCACTAAATAATGTGTATCTTTTTTACTTTCTAACGGATGGTCTATTCTAAATGAGCCTGAACCTTTTGATAAAGCACCACCAATCGTAACAGAACCATCTGTATTTACTTGTAATCTAATTCCATTATTTGAAACTAATTTTACAAGTTTTCCTGTGGCTGAACCTATAGTTACATTATTTGGGCTATATAACCACAAATCTTTAGCTGTAGCACCATAAGCATTATAACCAGAACCTGCAATAAATATTTGACCACTAGCACTATTCTCATCATTTTGCATTTGTAAAGCAATACCTGTTGAGCTTGTACCTCTGCCCTCAATTACATGAGATGTACTAAATGCACTTGTATTATCTGCAACACTTAATTTACCAGTGCCATGCAGTCTTATCCTATCTGTACCAGCAAGTTTAACATCAATTTGGTCATCTGTATCTGTCGTAATACTTGTATCTGCATCAGCATCTAAAATTAATTCTTTTCCGTTTATGTCTAGGTGTGTGCTTGTAAAATGGTACACATCACTTCCTGCAACCTTAATATCAATAACATCATCTGTACTAGCTGTAATAGAAGTGTCAGAGTCAGCATCAAGAAATAACTCATCTCCTGCTAGATTTGTAAATCCTAATTGTTTACCTATGTAAGGCATAATTTATCCTCTATCTGCCAAAGCAGCATCATAACCTGTTTTATAAGATGTTTTTACTGCATCTGTCCAAACAGTATTACAAATACCTTTTATAGTATCACTTTCACTTGATGTATCATAATCAGCCCAAGTGTTTCCTGTTTTTACACATGGATGTATTACTCTTCTATTATACGAACTAGAAATAACAGCATCATCTTCCTTTACGACCACTTTATTTCGTATCTGTATAGCATGACCACCATTTACAACTTCTATTTTATCTTCTGTTACTGTCTTTGTTATTGCCATTTTTTTCTCCTTATGCTGAATAGTAAAAACCAGAAATAGCTATTCCACAACTTGCATCCATTGACCCTGCTGAATCACTTTGAAAAGTTGTTTGGTCTGTAGCATAAACTCTTATTTCTGCACCTACAGCACCATTAACTTCGCCAACAAATTGACCAACAGCTAAACCATCTCCTGCATCTAGCGTTATATTGAAATATGAAATATCTGCTTTTTCACTTAAACTTGTAGGAGCAAAAGGTAAACTTACTCTAATAGCTCCAGTTGAGGATGCACCCCCTGCAGCTATTGAACCATGAATATAAACCATGCCACCAATTTTAACATATTGTAAAGCATCTTCTCCTCCTACTTGCAAATTACTTGAAGTGTCATCAGTAGTCGTTACAACCCCAGTATGAACACCCTCTTCATAATCATCAAGAAGATTTGCAGCAGTTGCACTTGTTACACCTAAATAAATACCTTTGTTACTTCCACCAAATACAATATTACCTGTGGCAACAGTTACATCTGTTGAATCTACTTTAAACCTTTCAGAACCACCTGTTTCTATACTAATAACGTCATCTGAACCTGCAGATATTTTTGTATCATCATCTGAGTCAAGAATTAAATCTGTTCCATTTAAATCAAAACCTGAACTTGTTGTTAAAAATTCTACTGGTTGTACTCCTACATAACCCATTATGTTATCTCCATTA